AAGGCAGTCAAGGCGTTGTTGGCCTCACAGGTGCAGCTTAAACAGGATGGTGATAACCGTATCGCGGTAGTAGGTGATAAGGCACTCGCTGATTATGTCAGCGAATGGAGCAAATCAGACGAAGGAAAGCACTTTGTGGCGGCTCCTGTAAATCAGGGCGGCGGCGCAAATGGTGGCAGCAATGGAAAAGGTACAGCAAAAACAATATCCAGAACAGCGTTTGATGCCCTGGATGCAGCAGCGAAAACCGCCTTCGCAAAAGACGGCGGCACAATAACAGACTCATAAAAGGAGAACTATCATGGGAAGCACACCGAATACCTTAACAAATCTTATCCCTACACTTTACGCAGCACTTGACACGGTAAGCCGTGAGCTTGTCGGGATGATCCCGGCAGTCACAAAAGATGCACAGGTAGCACGGGCAGCAATCGGACAGACTATTTATAGTCCCGTAGCACCGGCAGCAACCGCAGGCGATATAGCACCGAATGTAACCCCTCCCGATGACGGACAGCAGACATTCGGGAATATTTCTCTTGCAATCACCAAAGCAAGGCGTGTGCCTATCCGCTGGCAGGGCGAGGAATCCTTGCAGATGAACAACAATGGTGTAGGCGTGAACACCATGTTAAAAGATCAGTTTGCCCAGGCAATGAGAACCCTCGCAAACGAGATTGAAAGCGATCTTTGTGGTCTTTATGTAAACGCTTCGCGGGCAATCATCCCGAATGACACCACACTTTTCAAGACCAACCTCGCTGATTTTGCCAATGTCAGGAAGATACTCGTTGACAACGGTGCGCCATTATCTGACTTACAGTGTGTTATAGGGACCACAGAGGGCGCAGCACTAAGAACCCTTACAAACCTTAACAGCAACGCCGATGCAGGCACTACAGATACCTTGAGAAAGGGCGTTCTGCTTGATATCCACGGTATGCAGATAAGAGAGTCAGCACAGATAAAAACCCCGGCAATCGGGACCGAAGCAGACGCGACGCTTGACACGACCGATTATGCTGTTGGGACTGAAACAATGGCTCTCGCGAACGCAGGGACCGGCACAGTGGTAGCGGGCGACCTTGTGACCATAGCCAATACGGGCGATACAACCACACAGTATGTCAACAAGACCCTCATCTCGGCGGTGGCCTCCTCCCCGTTCGTCATCAACAAGCCCGGTCTCCGGCTTGCGATCACGGCAAACAACTGTGCAATCGCCGTATACAAGTCCAGCTCCCGCAACCTTGCTTTTGCCCGGTCTGCAATCCTTCTTGCAACCCGTATGCCTGCACTCCCTGAAGAGGGCGACATGGCAGTCGACCGAATCACGATCACCGACCCCATAAGCGGCCTGTCTTTCGAGATTGCCAAGTACATGCAGTATAGACAGGTGCAGTACGAGATAAGCATTGCCTGGGGCGTAAAGGCAGTCAAAGAAGAACACATAGCTATTCTTGCAGCCTAAACAATATAGGGGAGTCTGAAACACGGCTCCCCTTAAAATTAAGAGGGGGCTATGCAAGAACGTGAATTAATAAAAATCAAAAGCGATAACCCGGCACATCCTCACGGATATTATACCCAGTTTAAAGACTGCATGAAACCGGGGGATGTTGTTTTTGATGAAACAAAATCCACCATATCAGAACCACCACAGGCGAAGGGAGAAACAGAGAAAGTCCCTGAGAAGCCAACCAATAAAAGAAAGGTGAAAAAATGATTGTTTACCCTAACCAAAAACGCACGATAAACCTTGGAGCAGGAGAAGTTTTAACAATATCGGCCTCCGCAGGCATGACAGGTAGTGTTATCCGGCTTGCAAGAGTACCCGGAAGCGGTAATTGTCAGAGCATAACAGCATTGTCAGCTTCGGCGGTGACATTCGGCCCTTATGCTTTGCCTGAAAGATTTGAGATTATATGCACAGCCGGACAAGTTGAGGCAACCGCGGCACCGCAAGAACTGGATACCGATGGTACATTAGCAGCTAACTCAGATTCACGGATAGCAAGCCAGAAAGCTGTTAAAACCTATGTTGATGCTTCGGTGCCTGCTTATGATGCCGTAACCTACAAAGGGGTCATATCTTCTCTGGCAACTTTCCCCGCAGCTTCAAAGGGTGATATGTATAAGATCACTGCGGCGGGCGCAATCGGGGGAACCGGCCCGACCGTGGCGATAGGGGATATAGCAATATGTAACACCGATGCAACCGTATCAGGGACTTATGCGGCGGTAGGTACAAAATGGGATATCATACCGGCAACAAACATAGATGCGTTGTCAGACTTGATAGCGGCGACAGCCGAAAATGATATGATTGTGGCTGGTGCTTCACCTTTTGCATGGGTGAAAAAAACTTTAACAGAAGTTAAGACCATACTCGGTCTTGGCTCCGCAGCCTATACCGCGTCAACGGCCTATGTGACACACGCGCAGGCAATCGCTGAAAACGATGTGCTTGTGGGCGGCCCCAACCCTTTCGGCGCATGGGTAAAGAAAACCATAGCAGAATTTAAAACCATTCTCGGCCTCGGTTCGGCGGCCTATGTTGACACTACCGCCTTTGATGCAGCAGGCACGGCAGCGGGTAAAATTGCCTCGTCAATCTCTGACAGTGATACAACTCACGCACCCGACGGAAACAGTGTCTTTGATGCCCTGGCGTTAAAGCTCAACATAGCGCAGGCAGCACCGACAATCCTACAATTGACTGAGAAAACCCCTGTCAACGCGGTAGCAGCCTCGAAGCTCCTCTCTATCGGCACAGCACCCGCAGAAGGGGCGACAGTATCAATCGGAGGCGTGCCTTATAAATTCCGGGCAATCCTCGGCGCGGGTGTAGCAGCTTCAAGCCTTTTGACCTTCACCGGGAATGCTGTTGATAATGAAACAATAACAATCGACACAGGCACGAATGAACGGGTTTACACTTTTCAGGATGCAATTAATGCGGCTGGCGTGAAAGCTCACGGAGACCTTACCCTGACCGGAAATGCGGTTGAGAATGAAGTCGTGGTACTTGGAAATGGCGGGGACGCGAAAACATACCGCTGGCGTGACCAGATAGCAGCAATAGCAGCATCTAAAATACTTGCCTTTACCAATGTAGCGGCAAACACAGAAACTGTTACCATTGATACCACAGTATATACCTTTGTTACCGCATTAACCGAAGCCAAAGCGACAGGTATATTGACAGCCACGGCAAACCCGCAGGATGGCGCACGGGTAACAATAGGGTCAACTACATATACTTTCCGGGATACTCTTGCAGTCGCCTTTGATGTCAAAATCGGCGCGAACGCTGAAGAATCCCTTTTAAACCTTGTAGAGGCTATTACTTACGATGGCGGAGCAGGAACCAATGAGGGGACAGACTACGGAACCGGAACAACTGCACATCCAAGCGTAACCGCAGCAGAGGGCGCAGGGGATACCGTAGATGTTACCGCTCTTGCAATAGGGGTGGCAGGGAATGCAGTCACAGCCGTTGAATACTCACCTGGTCTTTCCTGGGGACATGAACATCTTGAGGGCGGGCTTGATGCAGTGCCTCATGAAGTCCTCGTTGAAGCCACAGCCGAAGCAGAAATAGACAATCTCGTTGCGTGTGCTACGGCAGGCGCAGGCGCAGGCACGAAATACAGCACAGGCGAAACAGCACATGCAACCGTAACCGTTGCTAAAAAAGATGCTGATGAAATCACAGCTACAGCAAAAACAGCAGGGACGGCAGGGAACAGCATACCCATAGATGAAAGTTGCACTGATGTTGCATGGACAGCAGACGCAAAGTTTCTCGGCGGCGGGTATGATACCGCTGTTGCAAATGATGTGATAATAGGCGGTACAGCGGAATTAAGCATTGATAACCTTGTTCTCGCCGTGAATTGCACTTCTGGCGAGGGCGTGAATTATGGAACGGGTACGACTGCACACACAACCATTGACGCAGCAAAGACCGCAGCAGATGTATTTACAGCGACAGCCAAAAGCATTGGAGATACGGGAGATGCTTATGTTACCACAACCACCATGACCCTTGCCACATGGGATGACACCACCATGAACGGCGGCGAAGGCGTGGATATTGCCTATGACGTTCTGATCGGAGCGAATGCTGAGGCGAGTATTGATAATCTCGTTGCAGCAATCAATAAAGCAGCGGGTGAAGGAACCACATATGGAACCGGAACCGTTGCGCACCCGACTGTTACCGCAGCAAAAACCGCAGCGGACGGCCTCACCGCGACAGCAAAAAGCGTAGGCGATGCCGGGAACCTTATAGACTCTGAGTCAACCGTTGCTTTAGCAGCATGGGCAGCGGGACACCTTACGGGCGGTTATGATGCACAGGCGGCAAATGATGTCCTAATCGGCACTGTTGAAGAATCCATTGATAACCTTGTGCTCGCCGTAACAGCGGGGGCCAATGAGGGTGTAAAGTACGGGACTGGAACGGTGGTTAACTCTTTGGCCACAGCCGTGAAAGCGTCAGCCTCTACTATGACAGCTACAAACTTAATCAAGGGCGTTATTGGAAATTTGACGGCTATTGCTGAAACTCTTGCAGATGGGTCATGGGCGGGGGCGGCGGTATATCTGACCGGCGGAGTTGATGGCACGGTAGGCGTGGCAAACGAAACGTGCGTAGACGGATCATACCTTTATCACGCAATAGCCGCCAATACCATAGCCGATGCAAACTGGCGCAAATTGACACTGTTGTCATTATAAGGGGCTGACATGTCTATAATTATTGAAGACGGAACAGGTCTTGCAACAGCAGAAGCATATATAAGCGTGGCCGATGCCTCAACATATTTCACCGCAAGGGCGGTAACTACATGGGCCGCCCTTGCAACAGATGCCATACGGGAAGCGGCGCTGAGAAAAGCCACGGATTACATGGTTGCCACTTATCGGAACCGCTGGCAGGGAGTGCGGAAAACAGAAGATCAGGCGCTTTGCTGGCCCCGTTATGATGTTGTTGTTGAAGGCTACCTTGTTGATGATGATTCAGTCCCAGAAATAATCAAGCGGGCCTGCGCGGAACTGGCATTGAAAGCGGCAACCGCAGAGCTTAATCCGGATTTGAAACAAGGCAAGCTTTCCGTAACGGTCGGGCCAATTAAAACGGATTATGACAAAAATTCCCCTCAACAAAAACGATACCGGGCGATTGACGCCATGCTTGCACCTTATCTGAAAGCAGGCGGGGGCGGGTGCTGTGTTTCGTTGGTGAGGTGCTGAATGTTTTTAAGTATCAGAAATAAAGAGACATTTAGGCAAGCCTTAAACACTAAGGTTTTCGACAAAAAGACAGGGGAGGAGATCCCTGGCGTTATTTGGGCGAACGAGGAAACAGGGCGATTTCGCCAATTTCTGGCAGATGAAACCGGGGCATTTATCCTTGAAGGTGGTCACGTGAAAAGCAAGATTTTCAAGGGCAACATCGAACCGCGAAAGGTTTCATGATGTTCGATTATTCCGAAATAGCCGAAACCGCTAATGAGATTCTTGCCGAATATGGCCAGGCGGTCACTCTTACCCGTATTGTCCCCGGAACTTACAACCCTGCAACCGGGGGGATGACTGGGGCTTCTACCTCAACACAAACGGGCTGGGGGGCAGTATTTGAGTATATCAATAAGAATATTGATGGGACTCTCATTCAATCAGGTGATAAACAACTCCTGTTATCGGCTATCAATTCAGCAGGTACAGCTTTAACTGCTCCGATTATTAACGACACGGTTACGATAGGCGGGGTAGTAATGACTATTACACAGATAAAACCATTGAGTCCGGCTGGGACAACGGTTCTATTTGACTGTAATCTGAGGACGATATGAGTTTTTCTCTCGATATAAGCAATTTCACAAAGAAATGTAGTGATAATTCAGATCAACTTGCCCGTAAGGTTGTTCTTGAAGTTGGTAAAAGCGTGATTGAGAAAACCCCTGTTGGTGATGCTTCATATTGGCAGTCACCAGCTCCTAAAGGATATGTTGGTGGTCACGCAAGGGGGAACTGGTCACACTCAGAAGGGGCGCTTGATACCAAAGAATTTGATGTTGTTGACCCTTCCGGCAATACTTCTAACGCCCGTATATTATCAAGCGTGCCGGGAAAGGCTGGGGGGAAAGTCCATTTTATCCAAAACTCAGTACCTTATATCCAAAGACTTGAGGACGGGTATTCAAGACAAGCTCCTAACGGGATGGTTGGTTTAACCGTTATAGAATTTCAATCAATTTTTAACAAGGCTACAGGTGAACTTAAATGAGCATTATCGCGGTCCGTGCGGCGTTAGAAAGCAAACTGAATGGAATGACCCCCGTTCTTGCTTTAGCATGGGAGAATGTACCCTATACCCCTGTTAACGGAACCCCTTATGCTCAAGTATGGTTACTACCTGCCACACCGGACAATCCTACAATGGGCGACGGTTATTATAGAGAACAAGGGATATTCCAGATCAATCTCATGTATCCATTGCTTGCAGGTACTTTAACGGCTGCTACAAGGGCACAGGCTATCCGTACAGCATTTAAAAGAGGCACGAGTATGACAAGCGGGGCAGTAACGGTAATTGTTGACAGAACCCCGGAAATAGGCATCGGAAGGATTGACGGCGATAGATGGTTTTTACCTGTAAAGATACGATGGTATGCAGGAATAATTTAAGGAGGTAATATAATGGCAACAGCATCAGGAATTGAAAAAAAAGTAATTTTAGCACCACAGGCGGCAAAAGGAACATGTGCAGTTGCGAACCTTGCAACCGCTCAGTATCTACGGCGGGTGACTTCCAGCCTTAACGTGACAAAGGAAACCTACCAGTCAAACGAGATGAATAGCAACAGGCAGATTGCCGATTTCCGGCACGGCGTACAGAGTGTTGAGGGTTCGATTGCGGGCGAACTTTC